ATAATAAGGGCCAATCTTGGCAATGAAGCGAATTATAGAATTTACTGTAGCTACAATCCGCCTAAATTAAAGAGTTCCTTGGTCAATAGATTATATAACGACTGTATACCACCTAAGAATACATTTATCCATCACTCTACATCTTTTGATAATCCGCACTTGTCAGATGATTTTTTAGAAGAAGCCAAGAATTACAAAAAGACAAAAGAGCTTTTTTATCGGTGGAATTATCTGGGCGAAGCTGTAGGCGGAGGGACTGTTCCATTCAGCAACTTAACTATTAGAGAAATAACAGAAGATGAAATATGGAGATTTGATACAATTCTGCAAGGGATCGATTGGGGATTTGCTATTAACCCATTCCATTTCACTCGGTTGCATTTTAGTGAATTAGAATGGAAACTCTATATATTCGGAGAAATTAATAGACTTAAGACGGTTGAATACCAGGCAGCTCAGCTGATAAAAAACAAAGGTTGGGACGATACTATCGTTGTTGCTGACAGCGAGTCGCCTATGTCAATACAAAACATCGTGAATTGCAAGATCAACTGTATTGGAGCCAGGAAAGGACCTGGAAGCGTTGAACACGGGCTCGAATGGTTAGATAGTCTTACAGAAATAGTCATAGACCCAAAAAGATGTCCTAAAACCGCACAGGCCTTTCAAAACGCCGAATACAAAATTAATTTGCAAGGGGAAACGTTGCCGGAGCTGGTTAGAAACAATATTGACCCAATTGATGCAGTTAGATATGCAGTTGAGGATAAACAAAAACTGAGAAAGGATTTTTACGGGGATGGCAGGCTCGTGAATAGCCGGTATTCAAATGTTGGAAACATCCCTATAAAATTTTAAATTATAATTTTTAGCGAATGTTACACAATGGAGTTATTCTTAGTATTATGTAACATTCAAAAATGAGTTTTAGGCAAAAAGCTATAAAACATAGCAATAGGTTAAAAGTGAATGTTACACAACTACATTTAGTAACATTCAAATTTGTATCATTATCTTGTAAAATATGTAATTAGTAAATACTTGCAACGGTTTCAGTCCGCTCCTAATTATTGTATATAAACGTAAACAAACTTATTGATTTCAAATCGGAAAAGTATTGTCCTGCATCTGTTAGTAAAAGACATAGTATTTTACTATTTAAATGAACAAATTTATACTTTTTGGTTTTAGAAGAAAAAAGAGTACTAAAACATTCTAAAAATATGGCAAATTTGAAACCGTTGGTATCACTACGTTTGAAGTCATAATAAGAAATGGCTTGTTTTAGCATGTTTGGAGGTACTTTTTATAATGACTGGTCTTAGAATTGATTCTATTTTTGTCTATCGTATATATATACAAGTGAAAATTTCTATTCGATTCTAAGCACGTTTATTTTTTAACCGTTGATTTTAGAGCGTTCTAGACATACTAAAAGTGAAGAAATAATAGAGTTTATAATATGTAAAGGTTTACTGACATAGTAGATCTTTTTAGTTGAGTTATAATGTCGTGAAAAAGGACAAGATTTTGAAGTTCGTTCCGAAATTTCGGTACGAACTGGTGAATATATGTCTATTAATAGAACCAGAATTTAGGTTGGACAAAACAGAGGGACAAAAAAATAAAAAAATCAAATAAAAAAAATAAGCGAAAAAAATAAAGCCTCTCTAGTAGGGACTTTCGTTTATTTTTGGAAAATCTTAGTGGGATACCTGAAAGTGTGCAAAGTGGATACATGTCTATTAATAGTACCAGGATTAACCATCAATTAACTCTAGAAATTAATGCACAAAAAAAGTGTGCAAAACTTTTTTGGACAAAACTAAGGGACAAAACTTTTACAAAAAAAATACTAAAAATAAGTGAAAGTGAAAATAGAATAAAGCTATTAGTACGTTAGAGTGACTAATTGTAAAATTTTAGAAAGATCACTGACCGACCGCAAAGCTTTTTTGATAAGTTCTTATCTCTAATCAGAAAGTGAAATTCCCTGCCCTCTTCCTCTTAACTAAAAAAAGACCTAGGAATTTTACTCCTGGTCCTTTTTTAGTTAAGAAATTAAGAATACACATTACTACTTACAAGTATATCATTTTTTGCACATTTTACTAAGATTCCAAAAATAAAGGAAGCTTAGAATGGTTATTTCTTAGCTTCATTTTGAGGTAAACTGTTTTATTTATGTTAACAATTTAGGACTACTAATTTGTAGTCCCAAATTGCAATAGTCTAAAGTTATTCTTTTGTTTGCATGTATTAATTAGTTTCCTTACCCAAAATAGATTATATAATATTTCCGGTAAATTCCATAGTAAAGATTATCTTTATTTTCTTTAATAAGAAAATTCATATTAAAGATTATATTCATTTTCTTTAATACAATATCGATTGTATTTTTTTTTGCAGATAAACATGGGTAGAAACGATTTGCATTGTAAAAGACGTAAAATTATACTCTTTTCGAAACGAAGCTAAGAAACCGTTGTTATTGTTCTAAATTAATACACAAAAATAGACCAAGGTATCTTAGCCTATTTTTGCGTCACATTCCAATTTCAAAAAATGAATCAACCTTTTGTAAAAAAACAAGGATGCTTTTATTATACTCTTTTTTTTTACATGGATAAACTTTCACAGCGGACAATACTATTCTTTTTATTTTGTCCGTTTTATATATTTGTCCGCTTTACACTAATAAATAGAAAGCTAAAAAGCTGCCATATCAACAAAGTGAGATGTAATTTACAAAATTTTGGCGGACAATGTAACAAATGTTAACATTTTAAAAAAATAGACTCAATTAGTTGGCACAACAGGCATGCAGAAAAAACGACAAAAACCTACTTAGTAGGTACTTTGCTAGAACTATATATAAACCAATAGAATCAATACCAGGAGTAGAAAAAATAATAAAACTTGAAAATGATACTAATAGAATATATTGGAATATGTGCAAATAAAAGGTCGAGCTTTGTTGGACGTATTTTTATAAAAGGTCTAGCTTTGTTGGGCGCATTTTTATAAAAGGTCTAGCTTTGTTGGGCGCATTTTTATAAAAGGTCTAGCTTTGTTGGACGTATTTTTATAAAAGGTCGTGCTTTGTTGGGCGCATTTTCATAAAAGGTAGTGTGTTAAGTGCGTAATTCAAACCTCGGAGTCTTGATATCACTAGGTTATAGACGATATAAAATTGAATTACTTGGACAAAATTAATGGACAAAACTTTTACAAAAAAAATACTAAAAATAAGTGAAAATGAAAATAGAATAAAGCTATTAGTACGTTAGAACGACTAATTGTAAAATTTTAGAAAGATCACTGGACGACCGAAGAAAATAAAAAAAATAATTTGTTGCTTTTTTAGGGCAACATGTAGCTATTTTATTTTAAAAATGGCAACATAAAGAATTCAGTAATAACCATTGTTATATAGCTTTTTGTTGCTATGTGCTATAAATTTTAATGAATTAATATATAGCGAAAGTAAAAAAAAATAACAAAAATATTTACCACACACATATATAAATAATTAATTAAGTGTTAAGTGAAATGGGAATAAAAGGTCGTGCTTTAGGTGGCGTATTTTTATAAAAGGTAGTGCTTTGTTGGACGAAAGTAAATCAGGAAGCTGAGAAATATGATCTAAATTGATTTATTACAAAATCCAAAACAGTAGAATATTTCTTTTATTAAAGATTTTTGATTTTAGCCGTTAGGCGTAATCATTCGTAGTATTTTAGAAATAGATACTAACGATTAGCCTAACGGCTTAAAACCGGTTATAAAAGATAGATATTTTACTTTTCTTTTTTTCAGAAAAAATTATTTACTATTAACCTTCACTATTAACCTTCACTATTCTTGAATATAGTAAAATACATGTTTACAAATAATAAACTATTAACCTTCACCCACCTTCACTATTAACCTTCACTAACTTCAAATTTACTATTATCAATACTTTAAAGTACACTTAGTGAAGGTTATATATAAATATAAGTATATATTAATAATATATTTGTGTTTAGTTATACTTTATTCTATTTTGTAACATTAAGTTTATTAGAACTTTTGTTGTTATTTTTCGTTAAACCTTCACTAGATATCTTTGAAATATTTTATTTAAGCAGATTCTAGCATGGTGAAGGTTAATAGTGAAAGTTAGTGAAGGTTATATGTATTCTTTGTGAAAGTTAGTAATTTACTTGATTTGAATACTATTATTTTTATTAGTGAAGGTTAGTGAAGGTTATATATATTTTTCTATGTATTGTAGTGCATATATTATTTACAACAACATAAATGTATGATAAACTATTTTTGTATTGCAAAATTAAAGGAGTGATAATATGACAAATAGTAGTTATATTCGAGAACTGTTAACAAGTAAAAGTATAAAAACAATTGATTTAGCTAAAAAAATTGGGATAAGTCAGCCAACATTAAACAGAAAAATTCAAGGAAAGACTAAATTTACCGAGAAAGATATTAGAATTTTATTAGAAGTGCTTAATATGACATATGAAGAAGTTTTTAATCATAAAATATCTGTGATAAAAATTGATAATAAAACTTTTGTAGTTAACAAAAAAAAAGTTAAAAAGATAATGGATATTATTAAAAATCAAGAGGTGATTTGATGGAAAATAAAGGAGTTATAAAACAAACTGAGACTTTAAAAGAACAAAACAAAGTTACAAAAAAACAAAAATTAGAAAATAAAATAATTAAGTTAAAAAAACAATATAAGGATTTATATTGTACTGATTCGTCAGTGAAACCAATGTTAACCGAAAAAAATATTGAAGCATTGTTATACAATTTAAATATTTGTGTAAAATTTAATGAAATAACAAAAACTGTTTATATAGAAAATTTTGATAAATTAGACGAAAACAAAAATGAGAATTGCTCAACTTTAAAAAAATTTGCATCTTTTTTAGAAGATGAAATTGTTAGGCAAGATTTTCAAAGTAAATCATTTGAAACTTTATATCGTAAATTAGATAGTATTGCTTATAAAAATTCTTATAATCCTATTAAAGACTATCTAATATCAAATTATGATAAAAACAAAGATAAGATTACTAAAAACTTTAATAATATAAACTATTTGATAGATATATTAAAAGTTAGAAATTCAGATAAAAATATAACAAAAATGTTAGTAAAAAAATGGTTAATATCTTGTGTAGCGAGCCAATTAGATGATAATTTTGTTAGCCATGGTATATTAACTCTTACAGGTGATCAAGGAATTGGTAAAACTTCATTTTTTAGAATGTTGATTCCGGAAACATTATTACTAGAAAATAAAAAGAAAGACGGATATTTTAAAGATGGTTATAGATTGGATTTAAAGAATAAAGATAGTTTAATTGAATTTTTGCAATATTGGATTGTTGAATTAGGCGAATTAGATAGTACGGCAAAAAATCAAATTAGTGAATTAAAAGCATTTACAACTAAAAAATATGATACTTTTCGAAGTCCATTTGGAAGAACTAATCTTGATTATAAAAGAACTACAATAGCATGTGCTAGTATAGATAAAGAAAAATTCTTGAGAGATGATGCTAATAGACGTTTTTGGGTTATCGATTGTATTGATATTGATTATAAAAAAAGCATTGATATTGATTTAGTTTGGGCTGAATTGACTAAATTATTTTATGATGGTGAAATATCTTATTTGACTAAAGATGAAATAAAAATTTTAAATGAACACAATAGAAATTTTAATATGAGTACTGAAACAGATAGCATTATTGAAAGTTGTTTTGATTGGAATAGTAAAGAAAGATATTATTTAAGTTCAAGTGATATTTATTTGATATTATCTAGTAATAACAAAAACCTAACAACAACTAAAATAGGTATAGCATTAAAAAAAATGAAAATAGAATACAAAGAAAAGAGTGCAAGAAGAAAAATGTATAAAATGCCTAAACCGTTTCGTATAGCTGTAAAAGAAGATATTCTTACTTGCTGGAAATATGAAAAATGCGACAATGAAATAAATTTAAAAAAGATACCTAAACCAATTGAGGGTTGTATTATATCTTTGCTACATAAAGCTTGTGTTGATGATTCAAACTATTATAAAGAGTTAATTGAATTAAAAAGAAAGTTGGAAGACTATGATCTTACAGGAATAGAGCAAATTATTAATAATAAAATTAATCAAATCAAGGTAAACAGAGGGGAAGACTTCAACAAAATTATTGAGAAGAATATTAAAAAAGCTATAGAATTTATCGATAGCAAGGATATTAATTTAGAAATTGGGATAAGTGCTTCTTATTGCAATAGATTATTCAAAGTGGGGGATATATTGTTTATTCCTAATTTTAATTTCATTGAAAATAAAAATATGGTTAAAAATTATTATAGCAAATTAAATCTTAATGATGGGATGTCGATCGAGCATGTTTGCAAGGTTTTAGATGGCAAAAGTCCACCTGTAGACAGCAAAATTGATATTGTGGCAAACAATATCAATTCAATAAAAAAATCCATTCACTAATAATTAACTATTAATTTAAATGTTATATCCAAAAAGGGTATATGTCAAGTGTATACACTAAATATTTTAACTAACAAATACGCTAACAAACGTAGATAATAACATAAAAGTTGATATTTGTTAATAGTTTATGGGGCAATAAAAGTAAAAGAAGGTGATATTTTGAATAATAAAGCAACTAAGAAGATATCTAAACTTAAAGAGTTTAGAACAATGTTAGAAACTAAAAGTCGAAAAGAATTGATAGAATTTTACGAGAAATATATATATAACAAAGATCAACTAAAAACAAATGAATTAAAACGGATGTTGTATACACTCATGAAAAAATATGAAACTAATGGAGATATAGACAAGAGTAGAGAATATTACTGTATATATCAAAATTTTAAGAATAAGAAGATCACATACGATAAAGCAATGGAAAAGTTCATGAATATAAATTAGAAACCATAAAAGCTTATGATATTACAATATTGTAAGCTTTTTACAGTATTATGGATGTAAATTAATGTAAATAGATTATATTCAACATATATAGTTATATGTGGTTATTGATATTTATTGATGCTTATAATAATATATTATTGACATTGATTATTTAAGGTGGTGTAAATAGTGAAAGATAAAGCAAAAACAAAGATACAAACTACTATTAATACAATATTACTTAATAAATTTAAGAAAATTGCTGAAAATGAAGGTAGACACTTGAATTACTATCTTGAAAAAGGTCTTGGAATAATATTGAAAGATTATGAACATAGTGGGTCTGAAATGTAACGTTTATAAAATAATATAGGGCAATGTCTATTCCCGCAAAAGTAAAGACATTACCCAACGAATAACCCACAAGGGGAACTCTATTTACTATTATAGATTCTCTTTTGTGGAAAAACAAGGAGGAATTTTTATTATGAAAAAAAATGTTAGAACTAAGTTAGACATTATAAAACAGCTTGAGAAATCACATCAAATAGCGTTCAAAACTATTCTAGAGATAGTGAACCTAGATATGGAAATTCAGAAATCGAATAATCCTGAGTCAATCGCAAATGTTTCAAAAGTATTTGATCAATTTTCGGTTTTTAGACATAGATTTTACATAACAGAAAGTAAATACAATAGCTTGCTTAAAAAAAAGAAATCTGGCTTATTAGAGCTATTGAAGGGATGCAATAATGATTTGTTTATCCTAATGTGTCTTAAACATAAAGTAGAAAACTGTATGAAAGGAAGGAGTTCTAGCCATGGATAAATATTTTTGGTATAAGAAGAGAGATATTTTGAATCTAAAAGCATGGTTTTACGACATAGTAGAACTGGAAGAACTTACAGATATTTGCAAAGATTACATGTTTAAAGATTGCAAATTAGAGAATGCAATGGGATTTATAGACACTATTAGCAAAGAAATAATAATAGATTTGGAAACACATCGAAACCTTGCACAGCTAATCGATACGATCTCACACGAGATTTCACATATAACGTTTTTAAGGCACAGCAAGTATCATACAAAATTTAAAAATTGTATCAAAGTAGCTATTAAAGATAGCTTAATTGAAGATTGGGGTGTGTGCTATGGGTGAATTAAAAGATATTAACATATATAGATCAAAATATTTGACAGAAAAGGAATTTTACAAGGCTGTCGACTTTTGCAGGCAAGTACTTGAGGACAATTTTCTTAGCTTCTTGGAATATGACTACGAAGATAGATACATCTTTGGCAATTTAAAAAAAGTTGACGACACAGTAGTTGACTATAAATCGCAAGAAAGGAGTGTTAAAAATGTTTGATTTTAAAGCTATTGAACTTGAAAGAATAAGAAAAAATCATGATTTTAAAATGCAAAAACTACAGTTAAAAGCAGATTTAGAGATAAAAGAAGATAATCTAAAAAATAGACTAGAATCATCTAAATTAAACAATAAAAAAAGCCAAATGGGAATTTTGGAAGATATAAGACTTACAAAAATGACTGTAACAAATGATAAGCAGATAATTAAATCTGGAAAAGCTCAAAAATTTTGGGCAACACTGGCAATGATTATTAGTACATTATTATCAATCTCTGGAATAATTAGATACTATGATGCAAGCATTTTGTCTTTAGTTGTATGTATAATGTCCATGGTTCTAATTAACGGGACTTTGTACATTGTAGCAATTCAGACTAGTAATATTAATAAGTATTTTGCACAGCATTCCTTTAAGTGCAAATTGCTTAAAATAACTTTATTTATAATAAGTGTCTATGGTTCTTATACATTCTTTACAAGCTCAAGAAAGGTTAATTTTATTGAAAGTATGGTAATTTTAACAATTTGTATATGTACTGATGTAATAGGGATATTCTTCTTAAGTGTTGCTCAAGATTTTAAAACTTTGAATAAGAATTGTTTCCCTACGAAAATCCAAAATGTTAATTCTATTGGATTTAAAATTAGAGAAATCATTGTTGCTATTCCAGAAAATTATATTAATAGATTACATGGGAAAATCGTAAAAAATACATACCTGGTTAATGAAATCAAGGACACTGCAAAATTGCCTCATGACAGAATTATAAATAGTTTAGAAGTAAAACAGGAAGCTAAGAAACCAGTGTTAACGCTAGTTAAGAACTCAAGCTCTGTCATGAACAAATCTTTAGATAGATCGATAGAATCAAGTAATAATAAGAAAAATGACTTGGTTAAGTCCGCAAGATTTAGTCAAAACAGAAACTCAGAAATTATTTTAGATTATATGATTAAAAATCAAAAAAACGGAGTTGCTCCAAGCTCAAGACAACTTGAAAAAAACACAGGATTAACACAATTAGCAGTAAAGGAAGCTAAGAAACAGTTAAAAGAAAAAGGCTATATAGAAACACTTAAAAATAAGACATATCTTAAAAAACAAAGAGAGGAGGCGGGGGTATGAAAACATATAAACATTTCTTAGATTTCGTTGAAATTATCGACATTGACTTAGATTTAACAACAAAATTAATTGATTGCGAAGTTGTAATAGATGATATCGGTATTAAAATAATTTGCTTAGAAAACAATGTAAAGTACTTGCATAAGGACATCAAGCAGATTATAAACATAAATGGATTAATCTTAGTAATAGAAAGGACTGTTTAGAGTGGGTTATAAGTGGAATAATAGGCTAAAAATATGCTTTAGAAAGTCTATCACTAGAATGGAATACATCCGGTTAGACTATTACGATCTAGTAAAAGAAGCATATTACGAATCAGCTGAATTCAAGGCGACTACAGGATTTTACTTTGATTTCGACGGGCAAAATTGGATTGAATTAGTCGATTATATCAAAAGAGTATCTTAGCTTCCTGACAACAAAGAGAGTGCCGCAAACACTCTCCTTGCCTGAATTATGCTACCAATCCTAAAAGTAAGGACACAAATATAGTATATCCCTACTTTTAAAAAATCAAGGGGGAATTAATTTTATGAATATAAAAGAAATTGAAAAAAATGTATTGGCAACAATGAGTTTTGAGGATGCAAACCCAAGTAAATTTGGGAAAAAGACAACTAGAGAATTCTTACTAGGCAATTTATCAAGTGAACAGGCTATTAAAAAGATCAAAAATCACTATTTAGGAGGAAAATAAAAATGTATATAGCATGGATATTTAAAAATAAAGTATACAGCGAAGATTGTGCAAACATTGGAGACGAAATAGTCAATTTTATCAAAAATAATTATCGGTTTAAACGCAGAATACCCCGTCCTAAGAGGACGGGGATGAATGCGAAATATCATCTTGGATTAACTTAACAATATAATTACTGACCGAACGATTATCTTCTTTTGATTTTTGTTCTAACTGTATTTTTAATTCTTTGGGTATAGTAATTTGAATTCTTGTATTATCTATAGCAATAGCCATAATTATCACCTCACTACTATGTTAACATTCATTTACTTAATTGACAAGCGTATTCACTAGTGGTACACTATACATTGAAAGGTGGTGATAATGTGAAAGCTTATAAATACAGAATATACCCTAAAAAATCCGAACAAATAAAAATAGATGAAACAATAGAACATTGTAGATTGTTATATAACAGACTTATAGAAGAACGTAAGTTAAGTTATAAAAAAGACAGTATCAGTCTAAATAAATATGCACAGATTAAAACATTACCTGAAAGGAAAAAATATATACCAGCTTATAGTAATATATATTCACAAGTACTACAGAATGTATGTGATCGTGTTGACAAGTCATACAAAAACTTTTTTAGAAGAGTTAAAGAAGGAAAAGAAAAAGCAGGATTTCCAAGATATCAAGGGCAAAATAAATACAATAGCTTTACATATCCTCAGCGTGGATATTCAATTGATGGAAATATCTTAACTTTGTCTAAAATAGGTAAAGTAAAAATAGAACTACATAGACCTATTGGTGGCGTTATTAAGACATGTACAATTATAAGAAAAAATGACAAATATTATGTTTGTTTTTCTTGTGAAGTAGAATCTCAAATATTGCCAGACACAGGAAATATAATTGGGATTGATGTAGGTATAAAGACTTTTGTAGTTGGCTCAGATGGACTAGAAATTCAAAACAAAAAAGTATATAAAAAAGCCTCAAAGAACCTTAAGCACTTGCAAAGACTTGTTTCTAAAAAGAAAAAAGGAAGTAATAGGCGAAAAGTATATGTTAAGAAACTTGCAAAGGCTCATGAGTTAGTGGCTAATCAAAGACAGGATATAGTAAATAAGACAGTCCACAAATTAATAAATAACTATGATGTAATTGTACATGAAGATTTAAAAATAAAAAATATGGTTAAAAATCATAAATTAGCAAGTGCAATAAGTGATGTATCATGGGGTAAATTATTTGATTCTCTGGAAAGTGCAGCTAAAACAAACGCTAACAAACAGATAATCAAAGTAAACCCAAGGAATACAAGTAAAAGATGTTCATGTTGTGGGAATATAAAAGAAATATTAAAACTATCTGAAAGAACATATCATTGTGAAATATGCGGATTTGTATTAGATAGAGACTTAAACGCAGCGATAAACATTAAAGTGGCTGGAATAGCCCAAAGTGGAGACAGTAGGTAACGAATGTCAACGAAACTTGAAGCTCCCACCTCTTAGGTTGTGAGTAGTTCACGATTACGCATTAGAAGATACAGAAGAAGAAGCAGAACAAAAACTATTATTTGAAAGAGGTGAAAAAGATGTTTGAAAGTTGGTTAAATGATATCGCAATAGGTTTAGATAGTAACTATAACGAGACATTAAAAGCACTGCAATTGAGACTTAGAGAAACAAGCAATTCAGTTCAACAAACAGAAATTATGAAGAAAATACAAAGGTTAAAGAATCAGAAAGAAATAGTTACAAGGAGGACCTAAACAATGATTAAATGGGGAATATTTGAAGTTGGATATAGCTATAGTGCTGTATTTGACAACAAAGAAGATGCTGTCAAGTTCTTAGCTTCCCTTTCAAACAGCAAAAATAAAAAAATTAGCAAGAAAATTTTGATAGTAAAGGAGGTTGAAGTAGATGACTAAAACAAATAATACAACGTCAGAAATTTATAAGACAGTCGATATGGTATATAATGTATTTTGTAATATATGTCTAAAAATACTTAGTTTTATATTCATAACGCTAATACTTCAAACTTTAAACGCTGGATGTAGATTCACATACCAGAAAAGATCAAAGAAGATAATCTTTCTTTTAACCGTTGCCGTTGTTTTTTCGACTTTAATATATTTTCAAACCAAAAGTATTAAACAATTTTTTTCAGCTGTTCCAGTACTAATAATTCTATTTGTATTTGGTTTGATTTCTAGAATTCAAACCATTGGAACTGGATCACGAACTAAGGTATTTGAGCAAGTAAACTTTAAGGCTAAAAATGGGGACTTCCCAAGAGTTTTAAAAATACAAAAAAGTAAAAAAGCAAATAAAAAAAGAGAAATTATGATTTGCAAATCTTTAATTCCTATAAGTGAGTGGATTAAACATAAAGATATTTTAGAGCATGGTTTCAATAGTACGTTAGCAATAAAGCAAACTAAGAATAAGCAAATAATAAAACTTATCAAATTGGGGAGGTAGAAAAAATGAAAGATAAAATTAAAAATAAGAATGAATTATTTGAGAAAGAAAAAGAAAAAATATTTTTAACCAAAGATGACAAAGAAAACTTCGCATTTAGCGAAAAGAGACACAAGCAAAATGAAGAAAACTTCAAGATGATTATATCTCTAATCAAACTACCATTCACAATATATAGTTTATCACATAAAGCATTATATAAGCTAATGAATAAAGAAAAGTTAGCAAAGCAAGAAAAAGAAATCGAGAGGCTAAAAAGGGTAATTATAAGCAAAGAAAGAGCTAGAGAAGTGATGGAGCTAAATGGAATTATTAAATGGGATAACAAATATCTAAAAAGTGATGGAATTTTTACGATTGGGAAAAATGCAGATACGGGGGAACTTATTATAATTAATTTCAACATAAATGCTAATTTGCTTGTTGGTGGAATGCCAGGAACAGGCAAAACAAAACTTATACAATTAATTGCATTCCAATGTCTCAAGTATGGTTGTAAAGTATATATTGGCGACTTCAAGGGCGGAGTAGATACTATTAGATTTGCGAATAAATGCAATGTAGTAACAATCCATCAAGAGTTATTACAGGTGTTAAAACAATTCAGAAAAGAGATTGATAGAAGAACTAGGCTTTTTATAGAAGTTGGAGCAGAAAATTTAAAAGAATATAACGAAGTCACTAATAAGAATCTCAAAAGGGAATATCTTGTAATAGATGAATTAGGCGAAGCAATGGAAGTATTTGAAGTAGATGGATTTAGTGAAAATGAAGTAAAAGAACTAAAAAAAGATATTGAAAATAATTTGAAATCAATAGCACGTTTAGGAAGGGCGTTTGGTCTAAATCTAATTTGTGGAACTCAACGTCCAGATGTTGGAATTATTGAAGGGCAAACGCGTGATCAATTTGGTGGCAGAGTATGCTTTAAAGCAATTGATAAAACAAGTAATATAGTTTTATCTTCAAAGATAGCAAGCGAATTGGAAGAACTTCCAGGACGTGCAATTGTTCAAAAAGGTATTAACTATATTAAGACTCAAGTTTTTTTATGGGATAAAGAAACACTTTCAGAGATCAAAAATAAAAAATTAGAAAAGAAAGATTTGAAAATTGTAAATTCTGAAAATCAAAATAGAGAAATATCTAAAGACATTATAGATACTGAAATAGAGCTATAATTTTTATACAGATAGTCAACATTTTAATTTTCAAAATAAAAAATAAAATCAAACTATTAGCTGATTTGAATACATAGCAAAAACAAAATAGAGAAATTCGCATAGCTTTTGTCATTAGCGTATTAGATGACAATAAAAAATACAGGTAGTTTGTATATATATATATATATATATACAAGGTTTTCGGCACGTACGACGACGAATGATAATGAAGTCGGAGAAGTGTCGGGGGGTGCCGGGGGATTTTCCCCCGAAATTCCCATCATTTTTTTAGTATTTTGGAGGTGTTTTATGAATAAAAAAGATTATTTAGAATATTTGAAAAGTAAAAATCTAAGCAAAGAAACAAGAAGAACTTATTACCTAAGATTAAAATATTATGCAAAAAATAAAAACAATCCTGAAAATATAGAGTCAAAAGATAGAAAATATATAAATCAAATCAAACAGGCTGTTAAATACTATTACAATATGCAAGATATTTATTACAATGATGATACGAAATATATTTCAAAACTACATGATAATGCTAAAAAACGAAATAAAAAGCTGGTAGAAACATTATATTTAAAGCAAACAAATCAAAAAATTAATTTATTACAAGATAAAAGAAAGAAATTGGCTTTTAGATTACAAGAAATATCTGGCCTAAGAATTGCAGAAATCGCGGATTTGAAAAAAGAAGATTTGGAATTTTGTGATAAAGATAAAATAATTGTAACGGTTAAAAATGGAAAAGGTGACAAAGAAAGAACTTTAAAAAGTTTTAATAATAAATATGCATGGGAGAATCTTAGAAACCTCCAAGATCGAAAAGGAAGATTATTTTATTCAAAATATACTTTGATGAAGGAAGCGAAGAAACTAGGCTTTAACACTCATAGATTAAGAAAAGTTTTTGCTGAGACTTTGTATCTAAAATTAGACAAAAAGGAAAAAGAGAGAATCGAAATATTACAAAAATGTTTAGGTCATGAAACAAATGAAAAGAATAGAACTTATCAAAGGTATGTTAAAAACACAAACATAAACTATACAGGCACGAAATTTGACATATGAATTTGAAAAAGAAAGCAGGTGGTAATTATGGATATGGAACAATATTTTTTTGAAACACAGGAAGAAGTGAGAAAGATGATTAAAAAGATTAAAGGAATAGAAGTACATCCTTTTCACTTTAGGACTAAAGAAGCTAAGAAACAGGCTATTAAAGCACTAGAAAACTTGTACGACGAATTCGATTTCTAAGGCGTGATCGGTTAGTTGGCAAATAAAAACAAAATATAAAATTAGCATATTAGCAGGTTTGGCAGCCTTGCTAATATTTTTTTTGTTGAGAAATTTGTCCACGGGAAAGTAAAAATATTACTTTTGCAAAAGTAAAGTAGATTTTCTTTTAACCGTATCTTTTATATTTCAATACGGTACACCTTATTGAAACAGTTTAAAATAATATAATTTCTATTTCAATAGAGTTCAAAGTGCTTAGTTGAAATGTTTCAAAAACAACATAACTCTATTGACATAAACGACATAATAAAGTATAATAATAAGTATAAGAAAGGACTGCCAAAGACGTTTCACATATGAAAACTCTATTGAAAAATAGTAAAAATAAATCTATTGAAAAATAGTAAAAATAAATCTATTGAAAGGGTGTAAAATATAATGAAGGTTGGATATATAAGAGTAAGCACAGAAGAGCAAAAAACAGCAAGGCAAGATAACGCATTAAATGGTTTAGTTGATAAAGTCTATTCTGAAAGTATAAGCGGTAAAAACACTAATAGACCGCAATTAAAGGCAATGTTAGAATACGTAAGAGAAGGCGACATTTTATATATAGAATCTCTGTCTAGATTAGGAAGATCGACAAAAGATTTAATAAACATCGTTGAAGAATTGAACAATAATAATGTACAGTTAATAAGCTTAAAAGAAAATGTTGATACTACTACGCCACAAGGCAAATTAATGTTTCATATTTTCGCAAGTTTAGCAGAATTCGAGAGAGAAACAATAAAACAAAGACAGCTAGAAGGTATAATAGAAGCAAAGAAAAACGGAGTATACAAAGGTAGACAGGAAATTAAAGTTGATGATAACAAATTTATAGAAGTTTATAATAAATGGAAAAATGGAAAATTGAAAGCTGTCGAAGCAATGAAAACACTAGAATTAAAAGCAAATACTTTCTATAGGAGGGTTAAAAGATATGAAGAAGGACTTCTTAACAGTTAAAGACTTAGCATGCGAACTAGATATAACAGAAAAGAAAATAAGGGAACTGTTAAAAAATAAGATACTACCAAGCAGGAAGATAGCAGGAAAATATTTTGTTAGCAGAGATAAGATCAAAAAATTTTTTGAAGAAGGCGAAGATTAATATATTGTCAGAAACTCTCAATTTAGAGGGTTTCATTTTATATAGTAAAATTTTTCAGTTTTCCCGTCTTCTCTGCGTCTGTTACTAACAGACTCAGGACCAAACGTTTCAAAGTCTTTTCTGTATTTTTTTACAAGAGCATATACATGCTTGCGTCTTCTTTCTAATTCTTCCGCAACTATCAAAGTAGTTGTCAAAGCTGTCATATTTTTTTCCTCCATTAAAAGTAAAAATATTACATTTGCAAAAGTAAAGTAGGCCCCGCCCCTTCTTCTCTTATCCTGTAGAACTATTTTTTAGATAATAGAGAGAAGGAGGCAGGGGGTTTTTTCTAAGCTTCCTTTATTTTTACAAAATAACGTGTAAATTGACTAAATTCCCTATATTTACAATTGTTTTTTATCTCAAAACCTGATAGAGTAAGAAAAAAGGCGGTTTTTAGATGATTGAAAACAAAGTATTCACGGCAAAAGAGCAAAAGGAATTAATTGCAAACATGGTAATTCTAATAGATAGTAGAGAAAAAGAAATCGACCATATCAAAGAATTTTTTTCAAAAAAATGCATTAAACACGAAATTGCAACGCTAAAATATGGTGATTATAGTTTTTACACCTCAATCCACAGCTCGACCTATGATTTTCGCCGGAGGCAAGTAATAGAACGAAAAAACAGTTTAGACGAAATTATAACTAACTTTACAGCAGAAAGAGGCAGGTTTGAGAATGAGTTTTTGAAGATGTCACGTGGTTGCAGATGTCTACTTCTAATCGAAAATAATTGTATTGATGATATTGTAGAAGGCAACTACAGGTCTCAAGCTAAGCAGCAATCAATTATTGCGTCTTTTCTAACCTTCAAGCATAGATATAACCTGGATTCGCTGTTTTGCAAAAGTGAAAACACAGGACTAATGATATATAAATATTTTTATTATTTGTTACACGTTTTAATGAATTAAAAATGATCGATGAACATATCACAGAGCGGCAAAAACTGTGGATTCATTTCAATGTATTTTTTGAAAATATCTTTATGGCGGGATACTTTGCAGGCTATACAAAAAAAGAATGTTTGCTATTAAGAAAAAGTAGAAAAATAAAAAAATATACAAGAGAGAACTATCTAGAGATAAAAAAGAAGCAAAGATATTGGAATCAGGACGTCTATAATCGGATGGTGGAAATCTATGAAAAGGGAAAACAAAAATGAGTACGGGCTAAACCAAAAACAGGAAATTTTTTGCCAGGAATATGTTAAAAGCGGAGACATAAGCAAGTCTTTGAAAATTGCAAACTACATACATGTTAATACCGGGACTAGGTTACTACAGAAAAAAGAAGTAAAAGATCGCATAAAAATGTTAAATTCATCGATTATAAATGAAAAAATAGCAAAAAAAGAAGAAATTCTAGTACGCTTATCGGAAATTTTGCGTAATAAGAAGGAAACAACAGTAAATGTTATAAAAACCGCAGATATTCTGCTGAAATGGCACGAAGAGAGTTCAAATGAGGAAATGCTAGGAATAAGAATAATCAAGGATTTTATTGGGGAAAAAAAATGAGTAGAGTTTCAGACATAAGATTATCTAAAATAATAACTCCAAAATTCCATAGTTTTTGGACTCAGTCGGATAATCATTTGTATAGCATTCTAAAGGGGGGGAGGGCTAGTGGCAAGAGCACTAGTGTAGCCATAAAAGTAATCGTCGATATGCTAGAACATAGGGTTAATTCCCTGTGTGTTAGAAAGGTTGCCAATACACTAAAAAATAGTATGTTTGAGCAGATAAAAGAAGCTCTGTGCATGCTTAATATAGATCATTTGTGGGTGGATACAGTTAGTCCGCTTTCACTGAAATACAAGTCTACCGGCCAAGAGATTATTTTTAGAGGTGCAGACAGGCCTGAAAAAATTAAATCAATAAAAACTAGCAAATTTCCTATTGCAATTCTTTGGATAGAAGAATTAGCGGAATTCAAAACAGAAGAAGAAATCAAAATAATAACCGATTCTATAATAAGGGCCAATCTTGGCAATGAAGCGAATTATAGAATTTACTGTAGCTACAATCCGCCTAAATTAAAGAGTTCCTTGGTCAATAGATTATATAACGACTGTATACAACCTAAGAATACATTTATCCATCACTCTACATCTTTTGATAATCCGTATTTGTCAGAGGATTTTTTAGAAGAAGCCGAGAATTACAGACTTACAAAAGAGCTTTTTTATCGGTGGAATTATCTGGGCGAAGCTGTAGGCGGAGGGACCATTCCCTTTAGCAACTTAAATATTAGAGAAATAACAGAAGATGAAATATGGAGATTTGAT